CCTCGATAAACACAATGTCAGGATTCCAATACTGGTACTCGTTGCGCGCAACGCGCTTCAACTCAGGAAAGTCCCACTGACCGCGCTGCACGCCCAGCAACAACAAACTCGGACCCGAATCCGCATCAGGGGTAAACACCCCCCACGTCGATATCACAGAGTAATCCGCCGTCTCCTTCTTGGAGTACGCCGTGTCCAAACTCTGAATGATGTACTCACACTGCGGCACATACCCCTGATTCCACTTCCTCCACCAGTGCCGCTTCAGGATCGCACCCTCATCATTGGTCGGCTGCTGCTGCCACTGCGCCTGCCACTTCTTCATGCCAATCGAAACCTTGACCTTCTCCAACTCGTCCAGCGACCAGTACCCCGGCCACAACGGATTGCCAGAGGGCAAGATTGCCGGGAACTCAATCACCTCCCACTGGTCAGACTTCAAGTACCCCTGCTGGTGGATCAAGCGCCCCGACAAGTCATCAGTCTTCCACCGCGTGTTGATCACGATGATCGAACCATTGGGCTGCAAGCGCTGACGCGGACCCGAGGTGTACCACTCCCACGTGTTCTCCATCGCCGTATCCGACAGAGCGTCCTGCTCGTCCAAGATATCGTCCAAGATGACAATGTCGCCACCGCGACCAGTCATCGCTCCACCCTTACCGATGAAAAAGGCTTCCCCTCCTTGGGCCGTGGCCCACCGTCCGGCAGCCTTGCTGTCAGCCGCCAGCTTCATGTCAGGGAACAACTCCTTGTACGACTCATGGTCGACAAGGTTTCGGATCATCCGGCCAAATCGCTGCGCCAACTCCGCTGTGTGCGAGCCAACAATGAGTTTTGCATCGGGGCGACGGCCCATCAGGTACGCCGGGAACAGATAACTGCCCATCTGACTCTTTCCGTGGCGCGGGGGCATCGCAATCATCAGGCGCTTGCACTTGCCAGCAACCACACGATCAAACGCCTCGGCAATGATCTTGTGGTGCTCCCCGACCAACATCTCAGGCCAGACGTACTGACAGAAGGGAAGGAAGTTCGAGGTGCACGCCTCGCGGGCTTCCAACTGCTTGAGACGGAGCTCGAGTCGGAGCTGCTCGGCCTCCACGTCTGTAGGTACAGAAAGCTTCGTAGGTTTCATAAGTTGCAAATATACCCCCGGGGTGCACCTTTTTACAACAAAGGGGGGCCTTTTTCCAAACTGTTTTGTGGGTGTTCTGTATGGCAGAAATCGAGCTTAAAGCCTCGTCTCTACAGAAGCTGGCCTGTTTTTTCCCCTACCCTTACCTATAAGTCACTTGCCCCGCCTGCAGCGCATTCGCGCTGCTAAAACACAGGCGGGGCACGCAGCGCGAACCCGATAGCGCGGGGCTATCGGGTCAGGCACACCGATAGCGGCGTGCTATGCGTTGGCAGCGGCCTCCTTCTCGCGTGCCAGCTGGACGTTGCGCGCATCGCGTGCAGCCAGTGCGGCCGCCTTGTCGTTGTGCACGTCCGTCCATCCAAAGTTCACGGTCAGGTTGCGATCGGCCTCGTACCAATACGAGTTGTAATCCTTGTCGTATTCGTGATCCAGCAGCTGCAGCTGCAACAGTGCCGCCGCCATCTGGGTGCGTGTCTTGATGTCCATGTGCTCGGGCATCACGTAGCTATTGCCGCCGATAGTGATAACTTGGACTCGTTTCATGTTGCTATCCTTTCTAGGTTGTCCGCCGGAATGGCGTGCCGCCACTATAAACAATTCCGGCGGACTGTGCAAGCTTTTTCGTGATTGATTTTAGCTATCGGGGCGCGCGCCCCGATAGTCTATTCCAGTCTAACCGTTGCGCCGCTTAACGTCTCGTTGATCTTTTCCTTCCAGTCGATTTCGTCCAGAGCTTCGCTGATCTTTTCTCCGAGGTCGACGTGGTCATTAATATCGAAGTAATTGTCCACGTACCGTTGCACGTCACCCTCAACGTCGAGATTATCCTGCGCCCACGTTGTAATGCAATCCTCGATATCGTTACTGGTCCACGTGCGTGCTGCGACAGTGGCCTCCAGTTCGGCGCGTGCATCGGAAAAGCGCTGCCCGATTACGGCATCGATCTTCACTAAGACCCGCTCGGCCACATCAGTGACCAGCTTATCGTACATGCCCGAGATCACTGCTAACAGTTCTGCCTGATCCATGTTGCTATCCTTTCTAGGTTATCCGCCGGAATCGACGTGCCACTACTATAAACAGTTCCGGCGGATTGTGCAAGCTTTTTATTCGTCCCCGTAATCTTCCACATCCGATCGCATCGCGTCGATCGAATACTGGCCGTTGAGCAGCTCGCAAAGCAGCTGCAGGGTGTGGTCGATGGTCAGGCTGTCCGAGCCGATCCACTGGCGCAGGGCATCGGTGGTGATGGGCGTCATGCTACGCGCTCCTCGGGCAATCCATCGTCGCCAGTGACAAGGTATCCGCCGAAGCATTCGCATTGCCAGCTGTCGCAATTTATCAGCACGACGCCCGCATCGCCGTGCGAGTCTTCCTCGGTGAGGCGCGTGGTAGCGTTCCACAACCCGAACCCGGTATTCCCACTCGGCTGCGGTGACACGCATTCCTGCACTAGGCGCGCAGCGGCATACGACACGTCTCCGGGACGGCCAACCATGCGCGCCTTCAAGGCGCGCACGATATGCGGCGCTCTGTACCCTGCCCAGTGGCAATACACCACCGGGCTCATGTTGCCCACTGTTGATACCACCTGAAACAATACTCTGTCACCCATGACGCTATCCTTTCTAAGTTATCCGCCGGAATCGACGTGCCACTACTATAAACAGAATCCCGGCGGAAGTCAACAGGCGCGCGCTCCGCGTGCCACGGCACGCGAAAAACACCACGCGCGCCACCGTCCGAGCACCGCGCGCCGTGGTGCTCGGGAGAATTTCACACCACCACGCACCGAGGGCCGAGGCCCGGTTTCCAGCTTATAGTTAACCGCTATTGATCCGCCGGTTTCAATAGTTCCCCCCTATATCCACCGGCGGCTGCAGCTGGTTGCTAAGTGTTCAAGCGCTCAACAGCTCCAGCGCCCGCTGTTTTAACGCGTTGCCAGTGCCGAACCACGCGGATTCTAGGCGCGTGTTATCGCTGCGGCCGCGCTCATGATCCACCAATTGCGTGACCGCATTCAGTGCTGCCCAGCGTGTGCCAGCGACGCCCTTAATATCCGCACCGATCGCTGCACCGTCAAACAATTCGAGAATGCGCTTATAACCTTTCGTTTCGTCGATCGGCTTCGCGCTGGTGTGGTACGGCTTCAGCAGCTCGGCCACGAATACATCGCATTCTTCGCGCGTCATTGACTGCTCGGCCAGCTGCCGCGACTGCACCATAAAACCCTCGAATTGATTCACCACCACGCCCAGCTGCATGCGAACAGAATCAGCGTCGAAGCGCTCGCTGTGCAACACGCGGACGGCGGACTTCAGATATCCCTTGTCCGTCTCGGCCTCGCCTGATACCGGGCGGCCGTTGCTGTATCCGCCCACGGCGGCCGTGATGGTGTTATTGCATACCACGCGAATCGCTGTAAATTTTGCAATCGTGGCCATTGTGCCGTCGTAGGATGTGCCCAGCAGCAGGTACGGCTTGACGATATCGCCGTCCACCACCGGCGCGCCCTCGCCCACGCTCGCCAGTGCCCACACCCGGCGGCCATGCGACAGCGCGCCAGCCGTCTCAAGCTTGAATCCGCCCAAGTCGACCAGCGTGCGAAAAAAGCTCATTACTTCGGACGGCTGCACCACGTTGTAGCCGTTCGATACTACGGCCAGCGGCGCGCCCGTGTCTGAGCGGTGCAGCACTTTACGCTCCGGCCATGCCTGCATGCCGGTAACGCTCGGCGTGGTGTATTCAACGACAGATTCGAGCACGCGGTAATTCAGCCCGGCCTGTTCCGTCCACTGTTCGATAGTTGCGTCCGGCGTCAGTGCCTGCCCGAGGCCGTGCCACGGGGTAGCGCCAGCGTAGGCCATTGCTGCGCGGCCGGTAGTTTCGTCGATCATGTGAGCCATTGCTTTATCCTTTCGGTTTAATTGTGCCACTGCAATTGCAGCGACTAGAAACAGTCTACACCCTTTTTTTGCTTTGTGCAAATTATTTTTCGCTGTGGTCAATAATCCACCACAACAGAATCAAAACAGCTATGACGGCAAACATGCTGCATCACTCCCAATATCCCCGGCCACGTGATGGCGCAACAGCGAGCCGGGCGGCAGCGAGCGGGCAAAGCTTCGCACGGCGGCGGCATCATCCGCGCGGCCGGTCTTTTTCAGCCCGTGCCACTGTATAGCCGTCGGACCGCCTGCGGCATAGCAGCCACCCTTCCCAGTGCCCACACGTTTTTTTCCGCTGCCATGAGCGACGAACACCACCACCAGCGAGCGATCGCCACGTGCGCACAATGGCGAGCCGTTACCGCATTGCTGGCATGTGAAATTGTCGGCAAGCTCGGCCGGGCATCGTGCGAACAGCACACCCTGCACGCGCTGCGGCCACTGCGAGCCCACCGGCGCAGCGTATACCGCCGGGCGGCCGAGCTCTACCGTGCGCACGGCATCGGCCATGCTATCGCACGATGCATTAAACACTGTTTTACCTTCGCGCGGCATCGGCAAAGCTTCCGCCGGGAAATGAGAATAAGTCCACGCCTTACCGTTGCGCGGTACAGCGTCGGAAACGGCCTGCATGTATTCGACGTCGACAGCAACAGCGCCGGATTCACTGCGCGGATGCAATGCGCAGCTGGTCGGGCATGTTGCGTAGGTTTCATGCTGGCCGCTGCGATACGTGACAGCGATAGGGCCGGTCTTGCTGTTGCCACTAACTGCGACGGTCTTAATCATAATTTATCCTTTCTGGGTTAGTACTGCAGAACTAATTCTAGCAGAATTTTAAAACAGTGCAAGCTCCTCCGAAATTACTTTTTTCTCGGTCTTCGGCTTGTCCCGATACTTTGCCAAAAAAGCGCGCAGCGCCTTCACGTTCGCGCGCGCCTCGCGTTGCAGCTCCGGCCCTTCCTCGCCCTGCAATTCGGCATGGTGGAAAAAGCCCTGCGCGGCGTCGGTGTACTTGGCCAGCACGTAGGCGGCCTCGTGAATAATCAGCTCGTCGGCAAGCTCTTCCACCGGGCGTTTATCGTCAACTGCAATGACGTCGGTCAGATGCAGATAAAGCTCGTCACTGCGGAAAGCATCGCGGAGAATGCGCCTCATGACGTCACCCCTGCACAGCGCTGCGCCATGGCGTTGTACCAGTCCGGGTCGGACGTCTCGCCATCGAGATACTTTCGCGGAAGCCCGTCAAGAGTAAGCACCGCGTACTCTTCCATCATGGAGCGGTCGAGCGCATCGCCTAATATCTCGTCCAACACGTGCACCGAGGGTGCGTCAATATAAACCAACATGCGTGCCATGGTTTTATCCTTTCTTGGGTAGTCGTTGTCACGTGACAACACCGCTAGTAGAACACAACTGTTTATAGCCGTCAAGCACTTTCGGAAATTATTTTTTTCTCGAGCTCTGCCCACGGCATGCCATGGGACGGCCACGCGGCCAGCGGAGCGATTCGCATGCCATGCTCGGCCAAGGCAACAGCATCGAGGCCGCGATACAGGCACACCATGTCGGGCCGGGAGCGCGACGCCTTCCACAGGATCAGCACAAAGCAGGGGCGGCCAGCGAGGGCATGTCGGGTCAGGAAAGCAATCTGATGCGGCCGCAGGCCCACGGCGTACCCTTGGACCACCTTCAATTCCATCATTGCGAACCGGCGGCCAGCCCCCACCAACATGTCCGAGATGCCCAAATTGACCCTGTTTTCGATGCGGTCAATGTCCAGCCCCGCCAGCCCTTTGCGGACCCGGGCGGAAAAGGATGCCTCAGGTTTCATCAGGAAGGGGGCTAGGATCGATTTTCTCGAAAATGTCGGGGGGCGGGTCCTCGACACCGGGATCGAAGCTTGGATCGCCCTCCTTGGCGTTGCTGGAGGCTATCTCGTCGGGCGTGGCCTCGATCAGCCGCCCCGGCGGGCCGCCGTACAGCTTTTTGAGCTCGTCCAGCTTCTTTTGGACCTCTTCCTTGGACATTTGATCGATCGTGCCGTGGCGGATTTCCTTGCGCTCGACGTAGATCGTCCCCAGCGCCTGCCCGCGCCGGTATTCCGCCTGCACCGCCGCCGAGTACGCCCCAGCCTGCAGGGCAGCATCGCGAATGGTCTGCAGGTCTTTCATGTGCCGCTCGTAGGTCGTGTTGTACTTCGAGGCCAGCTCGGCGCGGTATGCCTGAATCGCCGCCACTACGTGCGGACAGATGTCCGGGTTGGTCAGCTTCCATGCCGTCACCGAAGCGCTGTGCGCCTTGTACCCTGCGCGGATCGCGGCCTCCTTCAGCGTCATGTTGCCGTCGTTGGACACGTACTCCTGCACGAACTTCCACTCCCGTGCATTCAGCGTCTTGAGGCCTGCCAGCGGGCCCACCTTGACCGCAGTGCGCCGCCGGACCTTGTCAGGGATGACCGGAGGGGTGTTCCATATCGCCTTCTTGGTCACACCATCCTCCACAGCCGCCAGCCGTTTTCCTCGCGCACACGGCGCAGCAGGAACTTCCACGTGGGCTGCGTCATACGCATGAATCGGCGCGTCGAGACCCGCGCTGCGTTGGCTTTTTTGTAATCACTGAAAAAGATTGAATCACCCGGTAGCATATCTGCAAACGGATATTTCGTTCTTGTATGCGGCACTGGCACATCTGATTGTATTTGTAACACTTGGTTCTCCGTGTAGAAACAACGACACAAGTGTACGCGCCTGTGACATGGCAGTCCAACTGTGTCAAGTTATCGAAGTTACCGAGCCCAGCCCAAAAAAGGTTTTGGGACCCTATAGGGGGGGGGGGGTAAGAGTGAAAAAAAAAATCAAAAATCTTTGCTCGCGGAGCTCCCCAGACAAATTTCACCTCCCTGCTTCACTGTAATTTACCGTATGTACCTTAAACCCTTGATTTCATTACCTTCTTGCACCCATTACGTCTATTACGCCCTTTTTCAAAAAAAATGAAAAAAAAATCACTCTTACCTCCAAAAGTTCTATAGGAACCCCCAAAATCCCCCTTTTCGACTGTTTTTTGCAAAATCACCCGTTGACAATTGAAAATACTTGGTGCTATCCTGCAAACACTGTGGCCCGCGAGCCGCGACACTTTCTGCTCCACACTTGCAACTCTGTCGCACCAACTCGCACCCAGCCGCAGCTTTTCATGCTAGACTTGTACTTTAATTAAACAGAAAGGATAACACTGTGCTATCATCATCGAACTCAAAATGCAGCAAGGTGAAGCCGATGCCTGACCCATTTGTACTCGACGAGTACGAAATCACTGCCACAATCCGTGGCGGATTCCCGCTCATTGTGCAAGGTACTTTGTACTCAAGTGGAGCGTATGACGACATTGCTGGAGCTTCTGTGGTCATTGAGGTGAGCACGTTGCGCAGATATCCTGCTGACTTTCTGAAGCTCACTGAAGACGAAAAGGCACATTTGGTGTCCGCTTGGTGGTCCGCGTATGAAGATCGGGAGAGAGATATTGAGTACGCGAAGTGGTCGAACCGGCACTAGAATTACTACGATTACAACAACCACAAACATTAGGAGAAAAAACGATGTTGCAGATGATGACATTTTCGGTACGTCGCTTGTATGACGAGGCGTACCGATCGCTGTGTGAGATGGCCGGGGTCCGCGAGCCGTGTCTCTTGGAGCATGAGCCGATGCATCGTGCTCGGTATGACGAGCGGCGAGCGCGTGCGACGGCGTATTTGATGGAGCGTGGGATGCATGCGTTGCACAGTGATTTCCACAGGACTGCGGCGGCCGATACCAACATCACGGTGGTGTGGGCGCGGGCGGGGTTTCAGGTGAATGCGAAGCGTGCGTTTTGGCCGTTTTTCCCGGGGCCGAGGGTGGGAAAGGGCAAGCAATCATGACGGTATCGCAGATGGCGCGGGTGCTGGCTTTTGCGGCGGGTGTGGGGGTGGCGGCGCTGGTATTGGTGGTGTTTGCCATTGTCATGCTGTCGCTGGCGTAGGGGGAACGAGATGACAACTTACAAGATGGTGGAAGTGCAGGTGGACCTGTCGGATTTTGAGACGGAGGCGTTGCTGCAGGAGTTGATGGACCGATCGCATTCCGAGGAGTCTGCTCCGAACGTGCGCAGCTGGTTGCTGGAGATGTTGTCCCCGGAGCTCGAACCGTTGCTGGTGGACTTGTACGAGGGGTTGCGCAGGGCGAGGACCACGGAGTCGCAGGACCCGATGGTGGCCAAGTTGTTTGACATCACGCTGGGGAGAATACTGTGAGGGAGGCTGCGCGGCGCGTGATTGAAGCGATGCGGCTGGTGCGCCATCTGAACAAGGAGATCACCACGCACAACATTGCCGGGGTATTGGGGATCAAGGTGCAGACGGTGGGAGCGCAGTTGCAAAAGATGGTGAAGGAGGGGTTGATCAGGAGGCATGGGATGGTGTTGCAGTTCGACGGTAACAACAGGGCGAAGAACATGCTGTGGCGGATCAATACATTGTACGTACGCAAATTGGAGAAGCAAGACGATGAGCAGCGAGAGCAGGGAAAAGCCGTTAACGAAGCGGGCAAAGCGGCTGCCCGGGCAACCGGCGCGGTGTTCGCACTGCAAGGTGCTCAAGGGCCCGGAGAACTTTTGGACGAACCGGTACGGGACGCTGAACAGTTGGTGCAGGGATTGCCACAGGGGCGCGTCAAGAAAGCACTGGCGCGAGTACTACATGACAACCAAGCCGAGGCTGGACGATAAGTTGTCAACCGTGTCGGATAAGTTGTCAACCGTGTCGGATAAGTTGTCAAAAAAGGAGAAATAACATGATTCCGTCGATGGTGTTTTTTGGTGGGGTGTTCATGATCCTCGCTGCGTTTATCGTGTTCGTGATGTTTGCGGACCCCATCAACGACAAGCGCTTGTGGTTGGAGGATGCGTGTGCAGCGGTAATGATGATGGGTTTTGGTATCACGGTGATTGGTGTGCTGTTGTTGATTGGTAGGTGGCTGGCATGAACGACATACCGGCATTCCCAAGACCACATAGCGGGTCAACACAATACGCACAAGAAGGCATGGATTTGCGTGATTACTTTGCGGCCAAAGCTATGCAATCGATGATTATTAACCTAAACCTGAAACCGCACACCCACAATAACGGGATCAGGGTCAGGGAGCTTGTAGCAACTAGCTATTGGATAGCAGACGAAATGATGGAAGCACGGGAGAAGAACAATGCCTGATATTACGATGTGTCCCGGCGCGGGATGCAACAAGAAGGACACCTGCTACCGCCACACGGCTACGCAGCGCAAACCGTATCAAGTACAGGTGCAACAAGCACCGGAGGACTGCAAGCACTACTGGCCGATTGATGGGCGGCGCGACAAGGATGGCAAGTGGGAGCAGGAGCTGTTCCGCGATCCGATGACCGGGACAGTGCTGTGAAGGCCCTTGCCGTTGTGCTCCTGCTGTCCTGTTCCTCGGTCCACGCTGCGGGCTCGTTCTACACTGGAAATAAATTGTTGCAGCTATTGCAGAGTGACAATTATCAGGAGAAGGGTGTGGCGATGGGTTATGTCGCAGGAGCCATCGACATGGGTGATGGTGTGATCTTTTGTTCGCCTAGCAATACGGTGACGATAGGTCAGGTGCGTGACATGGTGCAGGGGTACTTGGAGTCCACGCCGTCCATTCGTCACATGAGTGCGGACAGCATCATCATTGATTTATTCAAACGACTGTGGCCGTGCCCCAAGCGCGGGACCACGCTATGACCGCCTACGGGTGGAGAAAGAGACAAATTATTATGCAGTGGATACCGAGTGAGAAGAAAGAACAATCTGACGCCCTTTTTGACGGTCAAGTGACCGATGTTTATTTGATTGACGGTCACGCATTACCGCCATCCGCCATTCACGCCGCTTTGGCACAGCCCAAGCCGAAGCAAGAGCCGGTGGTGTTTTTTAGGACGGATAACGGATGGAGAAAAGAGGAGTTTGAGAAAACGCTAGTAAAAAAGGTCCCGCTCGACACCACCCCACCAGAGCCAAAGCCGCAGGTGTGGTTTGATTTCAGTAATGTCCCGCTTGACGCCACTTCACCACAGCGCAAGTGGGTTGGACTGACGGATGAGGAGAGGGAAAGTTTTTGGAAGGCAGACCAAATGACCCAAAAAGAATGGGATGAGTTGTTCACCGCCATCGAAGCCAAACTGAAGGAGAAGAACGGTGGATAAAGACGAAGCACTGAAGCTGGCGCTGGAGGCGCTGGAAGAACCAAAAGAACACATTGCCAAGCACCGCAGACTTGAGGCCATCACCGCCATCAAAGAAGCATTGGCGCAGCCGGAGCAAGAGCCGGTGGCGAATGGAATTATCAGAACATTCGTCAGAATCGACAAAGACGGCATTGAAACGTGGAAGCATGAGCCGTTTTACACCACCCCGCCACGGAGAGAATGGATTGGGCTGACGGAGGAGGAATACACAAACATTAGATACGGCTCTGATGAGAGTGGACCCTATGTAAGCTACGGAGAATATGACGAGGGCTATGAGTGCGGATCAGAGATCGAAATTTATGTAGACGATTTTGCCAAAGCCATCGAAGCCAAGTTGAGGGAGAAGAACGGTGGATAAAGACGAAGCACTGAAGCTTGCATTGGAAGCGTTGCAGTGGCACTGGGGAGGAGAGCCTTTGCCGACATTGGAACTAAAAGCAATCAATGCCATTAAAGAAGCATTGGCACAGTCGGATGACCTGACTATTGCTTACATGGCTGGATTTTATGACGGTAAAAACACACCACAACGCAAGCCGGATCAAAAGCCTGTGGCGTGTCCATTTCCTTGCGGATGGAAACGATTGTTTGAAATTATTGTTGCCGATGGCGCATTTTTGGCGAGAAGCCTTGAAGAAGGCGAGGCAATAACAGAACATCAGCGAGAAGTGGTGATGCATGTGATTGGCTATGCAAAAGATATGGCGTTACATGGGATGGAAGCCACTCCACCACAGCGCACATGGGTCGGGCTGACGGAGGAGGACAGGAACGATTGTTTGGTGAGCGCTGATCCTTGCGAGTGCTTGGCTAAACCTGAGTCACATCAACTGATGGAAGACGTTGAAACCAAACTGCGGGAGAAGAACACATGATCGTGCAACTGGTAAAGCCTGACCCGATATTGCTGGAGGACCCTGTGCGTCCGGGAATTTGGCCGGAGGAGCGGTTGGCACTTTGCACACGGGGTGTGTGGATGTTGATCGAAGACAAGCAGCTGGCAGCGATTCTGTGCGTAGCGTTCAAAGACACGATACCCACCACCGAAGCTGAGTTGCTGTCTGACCCGAAGAAAGTCACATTTGACAACGCCATCTTGTACAGCATCTGGTCATACAAAAAAGGTGCGGGCAGCACAC